TTAACAGAACTCCGCCTTCTGGGAGCGGGCAAACAAGGCGTCCAGCTCCTGCTTGGGGTCGGCATGGAGGTACAGCAGGCGGTAGACCGCGTTGCAGATGGGAAGCTCCACGGCGTATTCTCTTGAAAGCTTCATCAAAGCGGCCACGGTGTAATACCCCTCCGCCAGGCGGTCAAAGGTCTCCCCCTTGATAAAGCACTCTCCGAAACGGCGGTTGTGGCTGTGGGGAGAGAACAGGGTGGCCTCGTAGTCCCCCAAATGGCAAAGGCCGTAGGCGGAATGAGACTGACCGCCCAGGGCGTGGATCAGACGGGCGATCTCCGTAGTGCCACGGGACATCAAAGCTCCCTTCAGGGAGGAAAGCCCTACCCCGTCCAGCATCCCTGCGGCGATGCCCACCACGTTTTTGGCGGCGGCGCCGATCTCGTTGCCGATGAGGTCCGTGCCGTAATAGAAGCGGATGAGATCCCCGGAAAAGTGGCGGATCAATACATCCCGCACCGCTTCGTTTTCGCTGTCGATGACCATACAGTTGGGCTGACCGCGGTAGAAATCCTGGACGTGCCCCGGGCCAAGCCACACGGCCACAGGCTCCTTTCGGAATTCCGACGCCACCTGGGAGAGGCGCTTGCCCGTGGAGATCTCGATGCCCTTCATGCACAGCACGAAAACACGGTTCCCCTCCGGGTAAACGGAAAGCTCCTCCATCAGTCCCCGGAGCTGCTGACTGCCCACGGAGATAATGATGATCTCACGAGACATCACCTCATCAAGGGAGGAGGTGAGGCATACCGTCTCCGGCAGGGTGAGAAAATCGTTTTTCCGTTCCGCCACAAAGCGGGCAAAGGCGGCGGAGCCTTCCCGCCCGTACAAGCAGACTTCATGCCCCATACGGTCCAAATACCATGCGATCAACGACCCCCATCTCCCGCACCCGATCACGGCAACCCTCTTGCGTTCTGTCATAAAACTCTCCGTTTCTCTTCTTCGTAGGGACAGTATAGCATATTTTTTCCCAATCGGCAAGGGGAATCTTGACATTTGCGGGAAAAGATGATAGAATAACCCTCGGTATGCGGGCGTGGCGGAATTGGCAGACGCATAAGATTTAGGATCTTACGCCTTGGCGTGCGGGTTCAAGTCCTGTCGCCCGCACCAAATAAGGAACAGTAGATTGATACAATCGTATCGACCTACTGCTTTCTTTTTATCGTTAAATATTAGCCGAAAGTCCTTGATTTACAAGGGCTTTTTTGCTTTCGTGGTGCATTTCGGTATATGCGGTGCCTATATGTTGTACCTCGGAACCCTTAAAATACGGAAAAGCACTACTCCCCGTCAAGGTGTAGTGCCTTCCTATCGTTAAAATACCGCTATTCGTTAAATTACTGATTTAGCGTTCTACCGAGTTCAATATAATCCAATTTGCATAAGGCGTAGTTACTGATGCGACCATTATCGCTGACTTGGATTTTGGCGTTTTCAAGAGACATGGTTCTCACCGACCCATCCGTCATAGTGATATGTAATTCGTCATATGACCAATGGTGAGAGATGCGAATGGAAATAATATTTTCAGCGTAAATGCAGCTTTGGGGTGCTTCAAACCTCAACGTGGCACGGTTGATAATACAATGTAAGGATTTTCCCCAAGCATTAGCGTACAAATAATCGGCGGGAACACATTTTTCAAAAAAATCATTTGCGCTTGTGCCGAAAGATACCTTACCATCATTTCTTATATATTCTACGAGGTCTTGATATCGGTCAAACCATACATTATCCGAATAAGCGGAAACCGATTCAAGTTCGTCATCCTCAAAGAACACAACGGCATTGACCCAAGCCTTAACGGGAATTTGCTTTCTTAAAAGGTATATAGCTCTTCCAAGTTGTTTGAAGGGTGATTTAAGAAGCTTGGTGTGCGTTTCACCCGTCCATCTATCGGTTTTTTCTTGCAAAAAGCCATCGTCTCGTTCGGTCAGGCATCCCTTCCAACGCTTAACCTCTATGGCGAACAGCTTATTATTATGGAGTACCAAGCAATCTATTTCAGCGTTGCCGTCGGGGGTGGAAATGACAACATTTCTTTTAATTTTACACGAAGGAAGCTCTCTGCGGAGCATATATGTAAATTCGTCCTCACCATAATTACCGTAACGCTTCGCTTCGTTGACATACGGAATAGAGGACTCCCCGGCACGTACAAAGCCCATTTTTATTTTATGAAAAAACGCTCGTATTCCCACGGGATGCCTCCTTTAAGTATTTGTTACGCATATTATACCACTATTTTATGAATTTTTCAATCGGTCACACGCAAAAAGAGCCGACTAAAGCAGCCGACTCTTCAAAAAATGCGAAATTTTATTATTTTTGCCGTAAGCACCATTCAAGCGCGTGTCCGCTATCCTTAAATTCTTCGTCAGCCTCGGCTATTATGGATAGTCGGCATTCAATATCTCCAAGTCCCGTTTCTTCGGGGTCATCAACAAACTCATAGATATTTGCAAAATATCCACCTTTCCAAGTAAGGTCGGTATGGAAAACACGGTCATCATACTTTATAACCGCGCCATAGGTAGGGTTGGTTTGCATTGAAAGCCTCTCCATCGTTGTAAACAAGTCCATTATTGCCGCCCCCGTTCTTCTTATTCGGTTTGTCCCGTAAGGATGAACTGTACATATTCCTTGCGGTGTTCTTCGATAAAAATCACAAGCTCGTAAAAATTCATATCGTTGGCAAGCCTCTGCACCATAATGGTATCAAACATATTGGTTAGCGCCGTTGCTCGTATTGCCAATATCTGCTCACGAACGGTATCATTTATCGAGGCAACTACCTTGCAGGCATCCTCTCCGTAAATTACGGCAAGGGACGAGCCAATATCCCAACGAACGTGAATCGAGCCTGTGTCATCAATGAATTTTACTGTGCCACGGCAACCGGGGATGAGGTCGGTGCGATAAGGGTCATTCATTTTTGTAAGCTCGACACGGCAGCCTACGGGGTACTCTTTGCGGAGCCTTTCAAGTTCCTCCTTGGTGATATTCAACATTATGCGTTTTCCTCCTTTTTGCTACCGTTTTTGAAAGCGGAAGAGCCTTCAAGATTGCGAAGGAGGATTTTGCGCTCAACTTTGTATTCTTCACCAATAAAGCCGAGGCGGAGCAAGAAACAGCGGAATGCGTATTTTTCGTTGTCCACCTCTTTTTCCTTGGCGGTGATGCGTTTCTGCGTTTTTGCCATTTCGCAAAGTGCGGTAATGAAATGCATATACGCTTTCACTTCTTCGGGCGAGGTGTAGTTGGGAAACCAAGGAAAATCCAATCTGCCGTTGATGCGTTGAATGGTAAGGTCGTCTGTGCCGAGTGCCTTTTTAATAAGGTTGCCCTTGGCTTCAACAATAGCATCAAGGTTTGCAAGTGCGGTTTCGGTGAATTCGGCAAGGGGCATCTGAATGCTTATCCCTGTCGGTTCTTCTTCGGCATCGCTCATATCAATTTCAAAGCCGTTATCAAAAAGGTGTTCGAGTAGCCTTTCAGCAACCTCGCTATCAAGGTCGGTCGGCAAGTCAATCGTACCGTTTTTGTCGATTGTGATGCCGCCAATCTTGTAGGCAAAGGTCGGTGCGCCACAGTACGTGGGGGCTACCGCAAGCCATTCTGCGATATCGTTTACGAGTTCTTTGCGTTTTGCGCCTTGGGCGTTGGTTTTTACTGTCATAATAATGACCTCCTTTGTTTTTTGGTACTCACATATTACCTCTAAACAAGGAATATATCCAGTCATTTTTGACATTATTTCGGTAGAAAATGATACGAAAAATTAAGGCTTTTTGTGTGTACAGTACACAATACGGTATAACCGAAATAAATATTGAACTATTTTGTGTAATTTTTCAACCAAATGGTTGACAAGGCGATTTTTTCGTGATATAATGTCTGTAGAATAAAAAAGAGAGGTATTTTGATATGACAGAGATAGGTAAATTTCTAAAAAAATTACGAATTGATAACGGAGAGGTGCTTTTGACTATGGCAAAGAAGCTCGATGTTACTCCTTCGTTCCTTTCCGCTGTTGAACTTGGAAAGAAAAAAATGCCTTATGAATGGAATTTGAAAATCCGTTCTGCTTATGCACTTACCCACGCTCAAGAGGATGAGCTTGACGAAGCCATTTCCATCTCGGAAAAAGCCGTTATACTCGATTTTGAAGAGGTATCACCAACCGCTAAAAAGCTTGCGGTATCCTTTGCGCGTTCGTTTAGCGATTTCACGGACGAACAGTTGGAGGCTCTCAAAAAACTTATGAACAACGAGGATAGTGAATGAGCAAATTTTCTGTAAAACCCACTTCAAGACAAGCCATATGGGCGCACGTAAGAAATATACGGCGTTCTTTGGGTGTCGAGGACAAACTCTATTTTGATATCGTTCATTTTGTAGAGCGAGTGATGCCGGAAGTATACCCCGAATTCGTATTTGAAGTTTGCACCGAAGCTGAAATGGGAAATCTCCACGGTGAAACCATCCCGAGTGAGCATAAAATCCGCATCCGCGAGGATGTGTATATTGGTGCTTGTGAAGGAAAAGGTAGAGATAGGCTAACTATGGCTCACGAAGTAGGACACTTCTTTATGCACGATGAGTCATCGGTAGTTTTTTGCAAGGCAGACCCTAACGAGAAAATCCCTCACTTCCGTGATCCCGACTGGCAAGCGGATGTGTTCGGCGGCGAGCTACTTGCTCCGTCATACTTAATAAACGGAATGAATGTGTCTAAAATTCACGAAATATGCGTAGTATCAACCGCGTGTGCGGATAGACAATTATACGCTATTGAGTGCGAAAAGAAAAAGGGATTTGACATAATCCCCGTATAAATATTATTTACTTTGTGAAAGGGGTGATGCTTATGATTTTGTATGCGGCATAAGAAACTGCTACCAACGGTGACTTATGCCTTTTGGAAAACTGAATATTTCAGGGGATATAAGAGTTCTTCAGTAAGCAGTTGTATTCATATCCCCTACCTTTACTATTACTATTTTACTAAAATTTCAATGAAAGGTAGGTAAATAACCTATGATTAAAGGTCTCACAGAGTTTGAGAGGTACAAGGTTATTCGTCCTGTCATTGGGGATTGTGAATATGACAAATACGGCTTCCCCGTGATACGGCGTTTGACCCGCGATTTGGATTACGAAAACTTAGAAGTTCGTAATTTCAAGTGTATGAAGTCGTTGCCTGACAATGACAACAAGTTGTTAATGATGTTCAGCTACGACAAAGATTTAATGCGTTTTTGGAATGACCCCTTAAAACGAATTCCGATTATGCAAACCTATGCTGCCGTTGCTACTCCTGATTTTAGCATCTATCCCACAATGAATATCAATGAAATTCGTCATAATATTTATATGGGCAGATGGTTGGGACGCACTTGGCAAAATTACGGCTTGTCCGTAATACCTACAATCGGTTGGGCGTTGCCCGATACTTATGATATGTGCTTTAGTGCCGTGGAAAATGGAACTCCCGTAATCATATCCACCCTGGGATGTACTGATTACCAGGAAGAATTTTTGCGAGGGTTTAACGAAATGAAGGCACGTATCAATCCTCCCATCATACTTGTATTCGGCAATATGATACCGGGGATGACAGGCACATTCTTGAATTTCAAGTATACCGAATCCTTTGCTGTAAAAAATAAGCAGTTGAAAATCGAGGGTATTCCCTCAATATTCACGATAAAGGAGGCGGTATAATGGGTTCTCGCGGTGCATTTGTTGACGTTGGCAAGGGAGTGTTTGATTTTGTCCAAGGCGGTCAACATTATATGTCATTGGGGACATTAAGCGGAAACCCCAATGTGAAAGTAATTATTCAAGATTCCAATGCGGTAAAAGCTCCCGAATATTCACATACCGCAGGTAGAATCTATGCTGTCGTTAAAAATGGTGAGTTAAAACATCTTGCGTACTACGATGATGCCCACAAGCAAGCTGTTAGTATCGATTTGGCGCACGACCATAAAGGAGTACAGCCTCATCGGCATGTTTATCTTAGCCACAACAAAAACGACCCCGGTATTCCTCCTACTGCGGAAGAATCTGCTTTAATAAAAAAGATAAAAAAGGAGTTCCACTTGCGATGAGAAAAAATGAATTTAATTCACTTGAGGAGTTCACTTCCCAATATATCGGTGTGTGGGGACCTTCCGACGGTCATTGGTTTGGTTTGGATTTTTCATACAACGGTGCTGAATACAGATTCAACACTGGCTCGATGTATGAGAAACAAGACACCATACTACCCAATGGCAAAGAAGCGGTATTCGGTCTTTATCGCAAAGATAGCAACCCAAAGGCAAAAAAGAAATATGTATTGCTTGAGGAATTTGCCGATATGGAGGATGCCTTAAACAGCACGTGCATTGAAGGTGTTGCTTTCAGAGAAGTCATAATGGATGACAATACCGAGATTTTGGGACAGGATTAAAAAAGCCCGGTAAGCGCTACCAACACTTATCGGGCAACTTTCAAAGGATATAAGAATCCTTCAGTAAGCACTATCATTATATCATATTTTGCAAAAAAATCAATAGTTTTCGTGTAAAAAAGACGAAATAATTATTGATTTTTCTGCATTTATACTTTTGGATAGCATTTTGCAGCAAAGAAGAAAGAGTCGGCTATAGCAGTCGGCTCTTTCGTTATTTACATCATTACCGTCTCTTCGCTACCATTGCGGAAGGTGAATATGAGCCGTCCGTCATTGTGAACGGTGATGTGGTCAACGATGGCGTGAAAACGGCTGTCACTCCATTCGGCGTCAAGGACATCGTACTCTCCGATCTCAAATAGGAATCCGCTGAGGATATCCGCCTTGTATTCCTTTTCGGCTCTCTGCCTTGTAAGAGCCGTATAACGCTTCTGCAAGGCTTGATAGCGTTCGGTAAGGCTTTCATAGGTTTTTGCATATTCCTCTTGGTCAAGAGCCGTTATCGCATTGGTGGATATAGCCTTTTCTATCATTTGCGCCACGATTTCAATCTCCTCGATGACCTTGGCTATTTCCGCATCAATCTCGGTATGGTCGGTAAGTGCCGCCTTTATAAGCCTTCCGTCTTCAAACAAAGCCTCTCGATTTTTCAGAAGAAGGCTCAATGCGATAATGGAATAATCTTTGAGGTCATCCTCCGTGAGGTGGGGTGTGGAACATCGGTGTTCACCTTTGAATTTATAGTTGCATTGCCATATTATACGGCGGTATTGGCTGTTAGAATGCCACACCTTGGGACCGAACTGCTCTCCACAATCACCGCAGATGACCTTGCCTGCGAAGGGGCTATGGCAAGTAGTGCGCTTGTTTGCCTCTTTACGCCTATGGAACTCGCCTTGTACCATATCCCATTCTGTGGGATCAATAATAGCGGGGTGGCTGTTTTCCACGTAATACTGCGGAACTTCACCTTCGTTAACCTTCATCGTTTTGGTAAGGTAGTCGGTGGTGAAACGCTTCTGAAGCCGAGCATCACCTTTGTATTTCTCGTTCGTAAGGATACTCTCCACGGTGCTGACCTGCCATACCTTCTTGCACCCCGGTGTGGGGATGCCTTTTTCGGTGAGGTGCTTTGCAATGTAACAAGGGGTCTTTCCCTCAATGAACATTCGGTATATGAGCCTTACTATTTCTGCCTCCTCGGGTACGATTTCGGGTAGCCCGTTTGCGCCTTTGCGGTAGCCGAGAAACTGCTTGTACGGAAGGCTGACCTTGCCATCCGCAAACTGTTTGCGCTTACCCCAAGTGATGTTCTCGGAAATCGACCTCGACTCCTCTTGTGCGAGAGAGGACATTATCGTAAGAAGAAGCTCACCCTTGGAGTCGAAAGTCCATATATTTTCCTTTTCAAAGAAAACCTCAACTCCGTGTGCCTTAAGAGTTCTTATGGTTGTAAGGCTGTCAACGGTGTTTCTCGCAAAACGGCTGACCGACTTGGTAAGTATCAAGCTTATCTTCCCGGCAAGGGCATCGGCTATCATTTCGTTGAAGCCGTCACGCTTTTTGGTGTTAGTTCCCGAGATGCCTTCATCGGTATAAACCTTGACAAAATCCCACTCGGGGTTGCCTTTTATGTATTGTGTGTAATAATCCACCTGAGCCGTATAGGAGGTTACCTGTTCCTCGCTATCGGTAGAAACACGAGCGTAGCCTGCCACCTTGCGCCTTGTGTTTGCTTGAGTGGATTTTCTTGTATGCTGAGATATCGTAGCAGGGATAACGGTTACGTTTTTTGCCGCCATAGGTATTCCTCCTTTATTTTTTTGAATGTTGCGCCAAAGCATATTGACGAGCTGTTTCTTTCATCGCATCCGTCCAGCTCTCGGCACGGGAACGGTCTCTCCATCGTTTAACGGTCTGTTCACCGTTCTTAAAGCAAAATACCAAGGTGTTGTCCTTTTCGGCTCTAATAGCCGTTAAATCACCGATAGGGGTATCTGCGGTTAATTCGTAAAGTACACTTTCTGGGATTGCCTTTGAAGAACAAGCCTTTTTGCCGTGGGTGTTGTAGGTGGAGCAAATCCACACGATCCCTGTTGCCGTGGTCTTGCGTTTATAATGCTTTCCGCAGTTTGCGCATACGATGAGCCTTGTAAAAGGATAAGTTACGGTGCTTGGCTTTTTGCCCGAGTAGTGTTCAGACCGTCTTGCAAGTTCCTCTTGCACCGCCTCAAAGGTAGCAAGGTCAATAATGGCTTCGTGAGTTCCCACGGCGTGATACTGTGGCTTTTCACCGTTGTTTTTCATCTTGCGCTTGGTGAGGTGGTTCTCGCGGTAGGTCTTTTGTAAAATGAGGTTGCCCGTGTAATTGTAATTTCTTAAAATTTTAAGGACACCTTCAATGCGCCACGGCTTTCCCAATCTCGTAAGAATGCCGTCCTCGTTAAGACCTTTCATAATAGCGGTTGCACCCAAGCCATCAAGGTATTCTCGAAAGATTCGTTTTACAATTTCGGCTTCCTCGGGGACTACCACGAACTGTCCGTTCTGAAAGCGGTAACCGAGGATAAGACCACTCCAAGGTTTACCTTCCTCAAAATTTCTGCGGATGCGCCATTTCATATTCTCGCTGACCGAAAGGCTTTCCTCTTGGGCATAGGATGCGAGGATAGTAAGCATCAGCTCACCGTCGGCACTCATTGTGTGAATGTTCTGTTCTTCAAAGTAAACGTCCACACCGAGCGCCTTTAATTCTCGTACCGTTTCAAGGAGCGTGACCGTGTTCCTCGCAAAGCGGCTGATTGACTTGGTAATGACCATTTGAATGGTGCCTTTGCGACACTCGGCAAGCAGCCGTTGAAAATTCTCGCGGTTGTCATTGGTACCGGTAAGAGCCTCATCGGCATAAACACCTGCGTACTCCCAACCGTGCTTTTGGATGTAATCGCTGTAATAGCTGACCTGTGCCGATAACGAGTGAAGCATAGCATCCTTGCCGCTTGAGACTCTGCAATATGCTGCCACTCGTTTTTTCTTGGGTGCGTCCGCGGCAAAACGCACTTGCTCAATTTTTCTTGTCATAGAGCCTCCTTTGTATCATTTATAAGGTACTATATATATCACTCTAAACGCCCTGAAAGTCAAGCGATTTCTGCGAATATACTACACGAAGATAAGCCGTATTTTTTGTTTAATACGTCAATGGCTTTCTTGTAATCGGAAGGGGTTAAAAGTCCTTGCTTTACAAGCTTTTCAATAAGTCCCGCTGAGGTATGGTAAAGAATAAGACTTGTGGGATTATACGGATTTTGCTCTGCGGGCGATAAGGTAACACGCTCGGCAGCAGTATTTGCGACGGTTGTTTCCATAACTCTCAAACTCCTTTCCGCACTCCTCGCAAACGAGGGTGTAATATGCTTTTTTATTGATTGCCTCGGGGTGGGAGTTCCACCAGAGGTTACGGCACTTATCCGAGCAGAATTTCTTTTCCCGTCGTCCCATGGGTTGCGCCACGAATACACCGCAAGTCATACAACGACGAGTGCCGGGGATGTCGGGATGACGGCGGATATGAGAACGGACAGTGTTTATTGAAAGATTAAGTGCGATGGAAATGTCCCCGGCGGACTTGCCTTCCATACGAAGGTTATCGATTGCAATTTTATCTTGCGGTTTCATATAAATATCTCCTTTCCTGTGATAGGGGGAGAGCAACCGAAATGGCTACTCTCCCGGTTGTGGAATTATGCCTTGACCTTAAGGAGCTTTACGGCTTCGGGCAGAACGAGTTTGGCATCAATACGCTCTGA